AAGGTCTTTTATCTTTTTATATCCCCCTGGCACGGCGATTAACGTGTCGCCGTGAAGGCAATATTCCATCTCGCTAAAATCCTGATATCTCATCAGGCGTTCCGAAAGGTTATACGCGTTGGCGGTTATTGTTGCGTACGTAGGAGCTAACGATTTTTGGAATAGTAACGCGCCAGAAGATTTAGTTTTATCTGCGACAGCTATCGTAGTGTCCAGCGTTCTAATCTTACGCTTAACTACGGGTCCGCTTTTGAATAACTTTGAAAGTCTTTGAAATAGTGTTTGAGATTCTTTTTCTTTTGCCATTTTGTTCTGCCTCCTCAATCATGAAGAAGGCTCTTCTTTCATCGTTACATAATAACTCTAAAAAAGCTTACGTATACCTCCGTCATGTTTTGAGGGTAGGCTTTACGGAAACTTTTTTAGGAGAAGAGGGTTCTTGTGGCATTTCAGGCTCTGCCTTCGGAGCGGCTCCGGGTACTGGAGCTTTTGGACCGTCGACATGTTGCATCGGCGAAGATACAATTCTCTTTAGCATCTTCTCTGTTTCCTGGAGGTGTTTCTCTAGAGATATACCTGCGCTGTCCATGCTAGACTTAGCCTTCGCGGAGGCGGCGCTTCTAAAAGATTCAATTGCCTTGAGTAACTTACTGGCCGTAGTAGCCATCGCGGCCGCCTGGTCTTCTTTGTCACCTTCTCTTAATATCCTGACTTCTTCGGAAATAATTTGTCTTAATTGTGAAATTGTGAGATTGGGCATATCGATCCTTAACACTAATAGATATTCTTTAAATAGTAAATTTCAACGAAACAACCAAGAAAAATCAGATACGTCGACGTGTCTGATCTGCGATGGGTCCTTGGGTTTGTGAGCTTCTCGAGGATTAAATCCTGACATCATCGCGTTTGGAACGGGTTTGACAGAGTTAACGTCGCCAGGCATTTCGTTTCTGTGCTCGACCTTCGTGGCCTTCAACATCGCGTATGCTAGCGCGGTAGCTTGTTCGTTAGCTATCGAGTCCCCCGCTACCAACCACGTGGCGATCGCTAGGCTCATAATGAGGTCGTCGTGGGCATCCTTGGCCGCCTGCGCGCGAGCACCGTTCCATACGAAGGCCTGCAATTGGTCGTAGAGCCGTTGAGAATAAACCTTGATCCTATTGTTCCTCGCGAGCTCTTCTAATTTTGCGAGTATCTGTCCACGATTTTTTGCTTGTGTAGAAAATCCAGGTACGGCGTTGGGGTCAGTTGACCGAAACTCGAAGGGGTCGCCGGCGGCTCCTTGATAGTATAAGCGAGGATAACCGTCGTCGCGAAGCTTGGTGCAGGTGAAATATCCAAAGGTGTTTTGTTCTGGGCATATCAGCGCTTCGTTATATAACTTACCGTATTCGAACAATAGGTCGGCTAACTTGTCGGGTGGTATTTTACCCATGTACTCTGCGACGACTTCACAAGTCTGGTTATCAACGACGTGGAACGTAGAAAAGTCTCCCGCATCGCCACGGGCAACGTCGGACGCTATTACGTACTTTTGACCAGGTTCAGGTCTACGCCAAATCCAAACCGCCGACTGAGGTCCGCTCTTTTCTAACGGCTGTCTTATTCGCTCCCTAATCGCTTCTAGGTCGCCGGGCTGTAAGAACGTATCGCCGGATGAGATAAAGTCGCAAAGAAACTCTTGGGCAACTTTGCGCTTTGGCAAGTTCTTGGTCTCTTTGTCGAACCATTCTTGATCGTGTTCAGGGTGGACCCACCAGGGAAGCTTGATGGTATTGAACTCGTTCTGCTTCGTCTCGCCGTCCATCCAGAGTCGATAGTACTGACCGCCAACACCATTTGGAGTAGAAATAATGATCGCATTACCACCGGTAGACAACGTCGGATACAGACCGGTCCAGATGTCCTCAAAGTCTCTAATGAATGCTGCCTCGTCGACGATGAGTAGGGACAGCGCCTCGGAGCGGCCGGCGTCCGGGGAAGTCGGGATTGCCGTGATTTGCGAACCATTGTCAAACCTAATCGCCTGTTTGGTCGGTTCGAACTTGGTGAGAAGCAACCACTTGGGCAGTCCGTCCAACATGATCTTCACCTTCTTGATGAAGTTCATCGCGGTTGATAACTTAGTCGCGATGACGAGAATATTCTTGTCTTTCTTAAAGATGGCGAACCAGACTGCGTAAGCTGCGGTGACGGTAGACAGACCTAACTGACGAGACTTTAGGACAATGTTGAAACGACTTTCTTTAAAGCATTTGATGCAATCATCCTGAAAATCATATGTCTCAAATGGAATAAGACCTCGCACAGTGTGCTGGATCTTGACGTAATTCTTCATGAAGTATACAGGATCTTTGCCGCACCGGACTATCTCCCGTATTTGTTCGTTTCTGGATAGGGGTTGCGTCATGCTATTTCGAAAGATGTCTTTCTACGAAAGTACGCAGTCCTCTTAGGGTTGTGAACGTTGAAGCCAATTATTTCCACGGAGGTCGAAGAATTGTACTCTTTGGTCGATAGCGTCTCACCCGACAAATCCTTGTAAGCAGCCTTGACATTCTTTAACACTGTGTTGATGACGTCGATCGATTCTTCTTCGTACATCCTCTTCATCATAATCATTTCTTTTTCTGATGCAAAGTTGACTACGGCTTGATAGGAAGCGACGAGGACATCACCTGCCAATGAAAATTTAACTGAATAGGACGCTGTCTTCGGCGTCGAGCAACGGCCCCACGAGGTATCGAGGGCTTGGCCTAATGCATTGTAATCGATTGTAGGCATAATGTCTCCAGTTCCTAAATATACAACTCTTACTCGAAGACGATGACAGGATTTGCAAAAATCCTTTTTTCAACGGATTTTTTTATTTTGTCTTCGTCCGGACGCCAACCTTGCGACCAGGCTTCTTTGTGAGAATATGCCCAATTGTCGGCGCATGCCGAACAACATTTGAATTGTTCGTACACCTTTTCGTCTTCTTTGCTATTGAACCTTATTAGACAGACTTCACAAAATAAAGGCATTCCCTTCTTAGATTCGTCAAAATTTTCAGGCGCTATTAGAACGAAGCTATCGTGTTTTAGAATTTTTCTATTTCGAGGATAGGGTTGCCAATTGCTCATTCTTCGACCCCAAAAGTTATCTTAGAATCCTTTTCGTTTCGAGTAATTTCCAGTACTTGGTCGACGATGTCCTTTACACCATCGACGTGAGTAATGATGAAGATCATCTTGAAGTACCTCTTCAGCGAAACCAATAGACGATTGCAGGCCTCAACCGCCGCATCGTCTAACGTACCGAATCCTTCGTCTATAATGAAGATATTGGGCTTCGGCAAGGAAGAGATGTTAATCATCGCCGCACGGATAGCTAAAGAAGCTATCGTCTTTTCCATTCCGCTGCACAGTTCGACGATACGCCGTGAGTCTCCGTAGTTGATATAGATCTCCGAAGAATCTGTGACTTCGTCATTTTCTAGTTCGATCGTAAAATCGACGATGCCATGTAGGATTTTTGCTATCTCCACGTTGATCACCGGAAGTTGAGACTTGATCACGATTAGTGGAATGCCTTTCTTCGAAAAAGCCCCCGTAACCAGTTCGTGGACCTTCATCGTTTCGAGGAGACCATCTCTAATCGACTTTTCTTCTTCGTACTTTTCTAGGTTAGCGGCCAGTTTACCCTTCTGGGTTGCCGCCGAGATTTTTTGTGAAGTAAGAGCCTCAATGTCTTCCGAGACGTTTTCGATATTTGCCCTAAGGGAAACAACCTCCGCATTTTCTTCATTTTTTAGAGCCTCCTGGAGATGAATCAATCGCTGTCTTGCGACGTCGAGGTCGGAGAGCTTCGCATCTTGGGTAGACTGAAGTCTGGTGATAGACGTTTCTTTTTTCGACGCGTCGAGGAGAAGCTTATTTTCCAACGCTAGTAGTTTCTCCATTTTCTCGAGCTTATCGGTCGTATTCTCTTGTTTGAGCGTCTCAAGAGAGGCAGCGGCCTCTTGTAGTTTTTCCTGCGCTAGCTTGGTTTTTTGAGTCTGTTCCTTGATCTTTCCTTTGCTAACGTGCGCGTCTTTGATGAACTTACACGTAGGATAGTCATCGCCACATGGAACCTCGTCAAGAATCTTGAGAGATTTTTGGTGCTGTTTGAGTTGGGTCTCTTCTTTGTCGTGAGCAAACTTTAAGGTCTGAAGAGAAGTCTCGAGGGCCTTATAAGCCTCGTGACGTTGTTTCAGTTTAACGAGGTCGTTTTCTTTCTTGACAGAAGAAATTTTCTCTAACTTTTTGGTTAGGTCTTCCATCTCCGTCTGCAAAGTAGACACTTCTGTTTGACACTGCTTAACAGTCGATTCAAGGGCAGAAACTTGTTTAGTGTAAGATTCGACTTGGGACTTGGTTACCGGAGTGACGTCTTTGTGCTTCGATAGCTCAAGTTGAAGCCGAGAGTACTCGAGCTGCTTTTCCTTGATCATCTGCGACAATTCGTTGATTAAAGAATCTGCGTCTGTCATCGACCGCTTCGTACTCTCGAACAGGAACTGCCAGTCTCTGTCGGGACAATTCTTCAATTGCGATTTAAGACCGATGAGTTCTTTGTTGGCCAATTCGTGCATCTTATCGAAGATGTCTAGGTCGAGGAATCTAGACAGCACCGCTCGGCGGCGGGTAGAACCTTGCGAGATGAACTGGTTGGTTTCTCCTTGCGCTGCAAGAGACGTCATCATAAAATCTTCTTGGCCGCCGATCAAACTCCTGATTACCTTTTCGGTATCGGTACGTTGCTCGCCTGCCAGATCGTCGACCTCACCATCGTCCCGCATCTTGAAGACGTTGAGAGACGTCGAGGCGTTGACGATTCCTTTCTTGTTTTCGGTCTTGGCCGTCTGTCTCTCGATGACGTAATCAGTCCCATTGTGGTTGATGACGACCTTCGAAGAGCAATACGGTTTCCTAATGTTACAGACGTGGATGTTCTTGATAGGTCCACGATCGGTCGCATTGAACAACGAATACATCAATGTACCTACGATCGAAGATTTGCCGACACGATTTGGACCGAATACACCTACGATACCGTTGAGTTTATCAAAGTTGATGACGTTGTCAGCTCCGTACGCGAACATGTTGTCAAACTGAAGATGTCTAAGCGACCACTTCGAATTACGGGTTATTTCTTCCTGAGACGCCACTGCCGACAAGCAAGACTTGACTTGTTCAGTAATCGCGGACCACTCTTCGGTCGAAACCTGCGTGCCCTTATAGTAGTCTTTGATGAGTTTGACCAGCACATCTGGGCTTCTTAAGTTGGCCTTTTCTAACGTAGAAGAGCCGGTTCTGACGACCGATCGATCTACGACAAAGTCTGATTTGAATGTTACCTCGGTGGCTACCTTCGCGCTCTTTAATGTTTCTCCAATTAAGCTAAAGTCTTTTTGGCCCAGCGCTTCTGAAGACCTAATTCTGAACCTGGAGCCATCAGGATGTTTCGACGCCGTGGTAATCAAGTCCTCAACCGAACCGTTCCACTGGATGGTGACGTAAGGTTTGGGGTTAGGTAATTTCTTGAAAGAGACATCCCAGGTTCGTTGATCGTCGATGTCCCATAGCAGATAGCCATGGTTCAATTCTTCGGCGTAATTTTGTTGAATGGGGGTGCCAGGATAAGAGATCCATGGCTTCTTCTTGCCGTCGAGAGCGTCTCTATACCCAAGGTGCTGCATCTGGTGGATATCGCCGAGCAACACGAACGGATAATCCTTGAAAAACTCCAGGTTCAATCCGTCCATCTCCCAGCCTACTTCGGTGACAGACCCCTGGACTGGACCATGATAACAAGCGATGTTTGTCTTGCCTGGCAATGGTTTGACGTCATTCCAACCCTCTTCGTCGAATAGAGAATAGATGCACCAGGTGTAACCGGGCTGGAATTCGTAGACGTCACTCTTCTTGTAGAGATGGATTCGAGGATTATTCATCGCTTGGACGACGGGCGACACCGCATCTTGGCGAGATAAGTTGACCAGGTTACCGTCGTGATTGCCCAGTGTAAGGTGGACCGGCGCGACCGCTGCCATGGCTTCCAACCACCACGTCAATTGGTCGATATACTCGGGAGAAATACCCGTCGTCTTGGTATGGAAGATGTCTCCACCTACAAAGATGTGATCTACTTTGTTTTTTTTACAATCCTTAACAAAGGCGGTAAAAATCTCTCTGTACTCATCGTGTCGACTCAGGCCGCGCCAGTGAATGTCGGCAGTGTGGGCAATTCTAACCATCAAGTTGATGATACAATAAAATTGTAATGTTGTTTAACTATACGGCCGCAGCAACTCTAGTCGCTGCTGTAGTGACGACAGAAACTTCAGCCGCTCGTATAATTTTGGCGACTTCTTCTGCACCGCGAGCGAGTTCAACTCCCTTAACTGCTGTCGCACCGCCTTCGACGAAGCCCAATAAAGAAGCGCCGGCCTTTAAAACGCTAACCAACCCGTTAATAGCGAAAT